TTACGAGACTCTGGTTCTTTGTCCAAGAATGCACAGGCCCACTCAGCGTTATAGTATGTAGCCAACCAAGCAGTCTGGTAAGAAATCATAGAGTAAGCAACAGCGTGAGACTTATTAAAACCATACCCAGAGAAATATTCAAACTTTTGCCACATATCTTCTGCTGATCTTTTGCTCATTCCTTTCTCAATACAGCCTTCAACAAACTTATGAAGAATCTCTTCTTTCTTTGCTTGCTTTGAAGCATCAAGACCTTTCTTGGTTAACAACTTACGAAGTAAATTAGCATCATCAAGAGAAATATTTTTGCCAAGGCGGTTCGCAAGAAGAGCGATTTGCTCTTGGAATATGAGGAAACCCCTTGTTTCCCTAGTAATCTCTTCGACGATTTCATTTTCATACTTTATTGATAACGGGTCTTTGACGGCTTGTACGTAGGCTTTGTCAACACCAGCAGACAAAGGGCCGGGGCGATAAATACTCGTAATAGCAGAGATGTCGATGATCGACTTTGGCTGCGCTCTTTTGGAAAGGTTTTGTGCACCCTTCTCTGTGAATTGGAATATACCCATCCACTTTCCCGCTTGGAAAATGTTCTTATAAACTTCTTTATCATTTAAATTAATTACATCCGGATGAAGATTTTCATCATAATACTTTTTAACGTCCTCGAAGGTCGGGGACTCAACACCATGGTGTCGTTGGAGAATACGCTCGATACACTCCTCCATCATTCTAAGGGTCGCTAGACCCAAGATATCAAACTTAATAAAGCCCATGGGCTCAAGTTGTCTTACGTTCTGCCCTTCAGACCAAGGAGTTTGTCTCACGCCCTTAGAGGCAATAAGAGGCATATATTTATCCAAGTCTGCCCCAATAACCACGCCGCCGGCATGACGAGAGGTTGAGCGTACTTGACCCATTAATCCTTCAACATGAGACTTAACTTTCGGGTGTTTAATAAAAAACTTCTGTAGGGTTTCTGAAAATTCACACACCTCTTCAAAGGTCGGAGCATAGATACCAGCACGAATACCATGCTTCTTTTTAGCAAGCGGAGTTGCTTCTTTGAGCATAGTGTTTGTTACCACATTAACTTCGGTGAATGGGATATCATAGAACTTTGAGATATCTTTAATCAAAGACTTTAGTTGTAATGTGTTAAAGTTAGAGATTGGAACTACAGTATTAGAACCCCATTCATCAATAAGTATTTCTTTAAGCACCATAGGATCAGAAACATCGTAATCAATGTCAGGATAATCAGTGGCGTCCGCTCTGAGGAAACGAGAAAAAAGGAGACCATACTTAATAGGATCCACTTGTGTAATACCCAGTGCATAAGCCACCAGCGATCCTGCTGCTGATCCTCTTCCGGGTCCTGCGAGTTGTACTTCATTTGTTTTGTCCGTAATTGACTTCATAGTCAAAAAATATTTTGAGAATCCTCTGTCTGATATGACTTCCAATTCATGCTTTAGTCTATCGGCGTACTCCACCCAAGTGGCTGACCCTCGTTTAACAGAACGCGATGCCAGAATTTTAAATAAACCCTCGAAGGATAATTGAGCCAAGTATTCTGCAGGATGATGGCCAGCAGGTACGACAAAATCAGGCAAGCGTACAGTGTTATCAGGGAGAAAATCATCAATCCTTTCGAAAGCAATACGGACCGTTTCCAGCATCGATTGGCGAACGATTTCGTCATCGTAAGGAACATCGGTATGTATGATGTTTGTATATCGTTTATAATCGGCCCACATCTGTTCGCCATTCTTTGGGTAAAGTTCATAACCAATTTCTTCCACACTCTCAGGTAGTTCATCTGACATCCATTCTGGTTTACCCTTTCCGAGCCAACCTATTTTCTTATATAGTTCTCTATCATTCCAAGCGTCAGGCGACGGATAGTGAGAATCACAAGTTGATATTAGAGGAATACCAAACTCCTTGTGCATCTGGATAACGTAGCGATTTAATTCATGTTGTTCTGGAATCGCATTCCATTGTAGTTCGCCATACCATCTATCACCAAAGATGTCTAGCATCTTTACTGTCATGTCTCGCATGGCTTGTTTAACAGCCCTAGGGCCTTCTTCACGATGCTCCCAGTAACAACCAGCATAGATACCACCAAGACAAGCAGAAGCGGCAATGATACCCTCATTGTGCTTCTCTAATAGATCAAAATCAATACGAGGCTTACGATAGAAGTTATCGCCGTGATAAGATTCCGAAACCAACTTGAAAATGTTATTCAAGCCGGTCTGGTTCATTGCAAGGAGAACAATGTGTCTCTTGCGATTTAGTTCTGATTTAGAGGCAGATTTAGATTCCGCTTCGTTCTCAACGGTTGTTCCGGAGCGAGCATCGTCAATGTTTTTAGATTTATCTTTGTCTGCTCTGTGCTCTTCGAGTTTAAGTTTCCAGTCTGCTACAGATTCAATAAAATATGCCTCAACACCAAAGATAGGTTTAAAGTCTTTACCCTCTTTCTTCATTCGCTTGGCGTGAAGAACTTGGTAAGCCAGACCATTCATGTTACCGTGGTCTGTAAGTGCAAGGGCTCTGCTTCCATTTTGAAAAGCAAAGTCCATATGATCTTGTGGATATCCAAATCCATCGAAAGGGGATCCAACCCCAGAATGAGCGTGTAGCCCAACAAAGTCAATCTTATTCATGTTGTCCTCCATGATTGTTGTTTATTATGTATATAATGTAACACGCCCCAAGACATTTGTCAAGGGGCAATGTTAAGTTTTTTTTATTTTGCAACTGATTGAGTCGACCTATTCATTAAATCTATGAACGCTTGGTCTGCAACTAATCGCGCGAAGAAATAAGTTTTTCGCTTTTTCCTATCAGAACCAGCCCGTGGCATTGAAGCCCACTGGAAATAATAATCTGATTTTGATGGCTCGGAGCCCTCAGGTTTCCCCAATTTTTCCCAACTCTCAATTTTCTTGGCGTGTTCTTTCCTAGACTCGTTGATGAGATCTGTGTCTATCCTAGACATTATCTCGTACAAGTCAGAATAGTTTACACAATTATTACCGTTGTCGTGGAGATACTCCATCACATACAGTGATAACCACCACATTTTTTGTGGAACATCATTTTTAAGTTTCAAAGAACTAATCATAATTGATAGTTCTTTGAAAATAGAACAAAACCGATTTTGGTTTTTTCTACTATATGCAGGAACTTTGGTTTGTGGTTTATTTTTACCCAAATTATAAAAAGCATCCAAGTATTTTGGATTCAAATCATTTTTGTCGCCACCACCTAATGTCGCCATGTATGCCTTTATAGTCCACTCAGAATCCAAAGATCGATTGATCTTGCTTTCATCCATACCGGATATTTTAGGCCACATCGTCGCAACTTGTGCTTCTTCTGCACGTTCACGAATAAACGATGAGATTAGCGTATTAATCGCATTACGTTTTTCTTGAGCATTCAAGGCATCTCCAGAATTTATGTGAACAAATATGTCATGTAGTTCATCATATGAACAATCTGGTAATATACAGATGCTAACCTCGGCATCCCTAAGGGCATCTTGGAGCCTGTATGGAAGACCTGAATAGTACTTGTTATCGACATTAACTTCTTTACCATCAGCATCGATAAAACGACCAGTGAGAGTTAATTTGCCAGAAAACAATTTTCTCAGTGCCTCTGCTCTGTTCTGACCATCTAAAGATATAAAATCTTTATTTAGGTTCTGTGCTTTCTTATACTTCTCGATCCCATAGTCATCGTAAAGTTTTTCTGATTTTTTTAGACCAGACTTTACATCTGCAACGACAATTGGATACGGAGCACGTTGTCGGTTTACAGATAAAATATACTCTCTGCATGTTTTATCAGACCAGCACACTTTTCTCTGAAATGCTCTATCTACGTGAATTCTGGGCGTCACGTTTTTAACAAAATTCTTTGCTTTGTAAGTACTCATTTAACACCTCCTTATAATTTTAATTGTGCGATCAATTATATAAGACTAAGTTATATAATTGATCTTTGAGTATAAATATAATATAACATAAACCGCAATACTTGTCAAGGTATAATTTTATTTTTTTTTACCTTTCCCACAATACTTTGACTTTTTCTTTATTATCGTCAAAGAATGTTCTGATATCAACTTTTATTTTTGCTTGTTGGGTTTTGTATTTCTTCTTTTGTTCATAACAGGTCTTAATATTTGACCACTCCCAACCATCTTCTTGGTGTTTTTTTGTTGATGTAAGAACTGCTAAGAAATCCTTCAGACTAATTGTAAAGATTTTTTCAATCAATCCAGCAGGGATTTTATTTTTCTTATTTTCTTTTGTGGTAACAATGAAAGTCATTAAAATTTCTCCATTTTCATCCGACAGATTATGATATTTGCCGGCATCAAACCATTGTGTATTTGTTTGCTTTTTGAATTCTAGTTTGGTACCTGATTTTGTTGTTGCATCGAACAATTCAGCGTTTTTTCTAGTGATATTCTCAAATACTTTTTTAAGGATCGCTTCTTTGCCGCCTCGGCCTCCGAGGTTAACTTGTCTTGCTTGTTGGTTATTTATAGTAATCATATGTCCTCCTTGATTATATAATAATATAACACATTGTTGTTGATTTGTCAAATTTTAAAAAGACTTTTGGCCTTTTTAATTGTCATCTTCTTTCCGTTTTTAACCCAAATTAAATCTTTAATCTTAAAAAGTTCGGGAAGCACTAATTTAATTGAATCTCTTGGTATTCTCTTGCCTTGCTTTTGTTTTTTCTTTAATTCTTTGAGAAAGTCCTTTTGTCTACTTAATAAAATTTTATTTATATTCTCGATAGTTTTTGGTTTTTGTGCTATGGCAGTTAGTAAAATTTTACCAGTGTCCTCCGCTATGACAGAAAAAATAAAAGAATCATATGCTAAGGTTTGTTTTCTCCGGATTGAATCATTTTGCTTATCAAACTCAAAACTGACTGATGTGCTGTATAATCCTGATTTTAATTTGCTCGACGTTCCAGATTTTTTTTCAATCGATGAAAAATTATCAGATGTAGCATCCGAACCGTGTAGTCCGGGCACTGATTTTATATTGCTATAAAATGAGGAAACTTCTTCTAATTGTAAAATTTCTCTCCATTTGTAATTGTGAAGTAAATTTCCGCTATTTGTTTCTGATGATAGTTTATAAATCGCTTCGATCGCTTCTTTAAGTTTTTTACGCTGTACTTTATTCATACATACTCCTGTCATTTTTTTAATTTATTTCATTAAAAATTGTGCTGCTATCAAAGTTAGGCACAATAAAAAAGATACTACATTTTTAATTGTAAAAATTTCCTCTCCTAGGAAGTACCAAGTCAAAGGAATAAATACCAAGTAGCCGATACCAAAGGTCAAAAACCTCACGGACCAAAGCGAATCAATTTCTGCATATAACATTTTAGTTGCAACTGCGAAACACAATGAAACTACAGGCCCCAATACTAAAGCGACGAGAACATAATTCTCTTGTAATTTCCCTCCGAGTATACCGGAGTTACTTTGAAACCATGCAGCAATTTGTGCTGCTGTAAATAATAGTGTTGCCAAAAGAATTCTCATACTTACCTCTACTTTGCGGCTAAACAGTTGGTCTC